GATGTCAAAAAAGCCTATCAGCAAATCGATATTCTGAGTCAGCGAGAACAGGGGAGCTGGCCGCTATGGCAGTTGACAGTTGCCCGGCTGGATCCAGATAACTTTGATGATCCGGGCTGCATGGGTCGCCCTTACCTCGACGCGACCCGTTCCATCTGGCGCAAGCTGATGATGACTGAAGAAGACCTGGTGATCAGGCGTCGTCATCGTGCTCCACAGAAGCTCGCCCATATTCTTGAGGGCGCCAATGATGCGGAAATGGCTCAGTACGAAGCCAAGACAAAGCAGTCTCAGGGAGAGATACAGACAGACTTTTTTATGAATAAAAAAGGCGCTGTGACGGCAATCGCCGGTGATGCCAATCTTGATCAGATCGCGGATGTTTCTCATTTGCTCGATACGTTTTTTGCAGGATCTCCTGCGCCCAAGGGCCTGTTCGGTTATACGAATGAGCTGGCTAGGGACATTCTGGAAGACCTGAAGCGTGATTATTACGAGGAAATCGACGGTCTGCAGGATGTGTGTTCAACGGTTTATGAGCATGGGTTTCGTTTGCAGTTGTTGTTGCAGGGTTTGAATCCGGATGCCTATGACTTCACCGTTCAGTACGCAGAGCGAATGACAGAAACCCGCAACCAGCGCGCAGACTACGCGCTGAAGTTGCAGGCGCTGGATGTGCCGATGGACATGGTTTGGGAAGAGGCTGGGCTCGACCCTGTACAGGTTAGGAACAAGGTGGAAAAGGAACGCCGAACCCACGATCCGTATCAGGACGATATTGATGATGAAGATAAACCCGCTGAGTCTGGTTCTGGCTTGGCACGTGTCAGCGTGACACCTGGTAATCAACGGAAAGGTGAAAGCGCAACTGATATCAGTGTGAGGGGATAACGATGAAATTAAAGGATGTGCTCGTAAAAGTAGGCTCTTCGATCTTTTCGGAAATGGTTCCAGGAGGTGGTGCCATTCTGGATATCGTGAATGAGTTCACGGGTAATAAAGTGGTCGACAACAACAGTACCGGGCAGCAGGTAAAAACTGCGATCGAGAAGCTGGATCCGGAAAGCCAGGCCAAAATATTCAGTCGGGATGTGGATCTGAGTATCGCAGAAATTGAAGGGTGGACCAACGTCCAGACCGTCCTTGCTGAAGCTGACAAGGCGGGGGCCAGTACACGCCCATACATTGCCCGCATGATGGCCTGGGCAGTATTCCTTACGGTGGTTGCTCTTGCTGGGTGTTTTGTTTTGGCAATCGTCGATGCTGATACGGGAATGTTGGACAGCCTTGGTGATGCGTGGCCAGCGATCATTGCCCTTCTGGGTACGCCTACGGCGCTGCTGCGCGCTTACTTTGGTCTCCGTACCTCGGAGAAAAAATCTCGATATGCCGCGGCGAGTGGGCAATCAATTCCTAGCGCGATGTCTTCAATAGCGAGCTTTATTAAATCGCGGTGACGGAGGTAATTATGAATATTTCCTGGAACATCGCTTTCGCGAAAGAACGCGAACGCTTTATGTCAAAAGTATATCGATGCCCGGCAGGTAAATTGACCATTGGCTATGGTCGGAATATTGAGGATGTAGGGGTGACAGAGCGCGAGGCAGAAATACTGCTCCAGAATGACCTTGAAGATGCGGTGTCTGATGTTCGCAAGATGTTTCCTGGTCTGGATGACGCGGATCCGGTTCGGTTTTCGGTGCTCGTGGATATGCGATTTAATCTGGGCTTGCCCCGATTAAACCGATTCAGGTTGATGCTAAAAGCAGTGGCTGAGAAGAACTGGCAGCAAGCTGCAGCGGAAATGGTTGACTCTCTGTGGTACCACCAGGTGGGAATTCGTGCCCAAAAACTGGTTGAGATGATGTCCACTGGCGAATATGTCGATCCGTAATGCGCCTACGCACCAAAGCAAAAATCAAACGCGCGACGCTCGCCGCGCAGGACAATGCCACCATTGTTGACGGTCAGGCACTGACGGCACTGCAATCTCTGTATCGGCAGAAGATCGCGGAGATTCAGGATGTGTTGGACAGCCATTCAGACCAGACCGGTATCCTCCGCTTGAGTGTTCTCCGTGATGTAAAGCGGGATGCCGAGAAGGTTCTTGGCGAGTTGGATCGTCTTCAGAAAACCGCACTATTTGATCGTATGAAAGACGTGGCCGCGCTGGGTGTAGAACCCTTTGCCGAGCAGATGGGTGCGCGCAGGGTGAGCAAAATGGTCAATGCCTCCGTGAAAGCTGCTGCGGATTTCTTCGGGTCGGACGGCTTGCAGTTATCGGATCGGCTCTGGAAGATTGGCGATCATAACCGTGAGGTGGTACGCCAGGCGATTCAGACGGCCATCATTCAAGGCAACAGTGCCAGTGAGGCCGCGCAAAACTTTCTGTCCCGTGGTCAGGCTGTGCCTGCATCGATACAGAAGAGAATCAATCAGGCCGGCTCCAGTGCGGTCGGGCGCGTTATTGGTGAGCAGGTCATGACCGGGGACGGGGCCCCGTACCATAATGCTCGCCGCGTTTTTAGAACGGAGATTAATCGGGCCCACATTATTGCTTATCGACGGTCCGCGTTTGAAACTGACGGGGTTGTGGGGACACGTTTCAAGCTTAGCCCGAACCACCCGGAGGTGGATATTTGCGATATGCACGCCAGGGTGAATCTCTACGGACTCGGCCCTGGCGTTTATCCGAAAGGGAAAAGCCCACTGCCAGCGCATCCAAACACGATCAGTTATGAGGAGGTTGTTTTTGACGATGAGGTGACCGATGACGACAAACAGGGTCGCCAGAGCCGGGAGGAGTGGTTGAAACATCAGCCCAGACGCACCCAGATTGACGTTCTTGGGGGCGTAAAAAAACAGAAGGCTTTTGAGGCAGGAGTACTCCCGCAGAGCCAGTTTGGAACGCCGTGGCGGGTTGTTAAGGACCGCCTGGCTCGCAAGGGAATCGATATTGATTTTCCAGACTCGAATGCGTCAGATACTCCGGTGCTGGCACCTGAACTGGCTGATTTATCCAATCCTTTTGCTAGTCGCTCGCCGTTGCCGCTGATGAAAAAGTCCGAGCTCGTTACTCGATTGGATCGGTATGCGATTAAGCAGCTGCATTTTGATGGCGCCAGTCAAAGTGCACTGCAGTCTATTGCTTCGGCAGTGGATCGTGTTCTGGGTCGATACCAGACTGCCGTGGGTGCGCTAGGGTGGATCCCAAAAGGAAAGGCTCCCAGAGCTGCAGGCCTGTATGTTTATCACCCTAAAATGCGACATATTGAAGGTACGGATGCGCTCATGTTGCGAAGAACCTTCGTCACAAAAAATCACCGTGACAGTGGCATTCAACACCAGGCATATTTGGCTCGCCGCGACAAAAATATTGAGCGGATGAAGAGTCGCATAGCGAAGATACCGGACAGTAATCCGTACAAAGTGAATATGGAAACCGCGCTGGAAAAGATTGAGTCGGCAACGCGGTGGACTCACAGCCATATATCGAATGATCCGATATTTTCCACCACGGCGCATGAAGCGGGGCATGCGATATTCTTCCAGGGGAAAGGCGTTGCAGAGCGCTGGCGCGAACGCCTGACGGCGAACAATGTACGTCGTGTTGATTGGTACAAGGTATCGGAATATGCTGGAACCGACGAGGATGAGTTGTTTGCCGAGGTGACTGCGTTTTTTGCCTCAGGAGATGAGCAGCTTGTTCCAACCAGTATTCGTTCTGCATACGTCGAAACCCTGCAGAATTATGAGAGGATCCGTTAATGGCTCAGTCTGACCAATGTGTTACCTGTGCCCACTATTGGGGTGCGCATACGTGTGATGCGTTCCCGGAGGGGATTCCCTCTGAGATAGTGAAGGGTGAATTTGATCACCGATCAGCCTATCCGGGAGACCATGGTGTCCGCTGGGAGGCCTCGCCTGAATACATTGAGATCCAGTCCTCTGAGTCCATGCCATAGTCCACTTTTCCCCGTAGTTTTGCCTAATTAATGCCGATACCGTGAACGCTGAACCATATCACCGATTCTGCGTTTATGAGCATTCGGAATACCATCAAGCTGGCAACAGCAACGACAAAAGATTCCATCCGCTTTATTTCTGAGGCGGTAACGCTGTCCGCGTCAGCAAAAACCACGTCTGTCACTGTGACTCGCACCGGGACCTTTACGGATCCCCGCTATGGGACTTTTGATATTACGCTGGCGATGCTGCAGCAAATGGTCCGCAACTTTGAGTCAAACACCTATGGGCAGGAAATCGCTCTCGATCTGTCTCACGATCCATCTGGCGGTGCTGCTGGTTTTTTTCGCAGCTTGTCAATTGAGCCTTATAGCTTCGTTATCGAAGGGGAAACCAAGCGTGGGCACAAGCTAATCGGTGACGTTGAGCTTACGCAGTACGGGGTGGATGCGATAACCAAGAAGGGGTTTATTTACCTGTCTGCCGAATTCCATCCGGAGTTTGTCAGCAACGAAACCGGAAAGCAGTACGGGGCGCTTTTGCAGGGTGCAGCCCTTACACCCCGGCCGGTTGTGAAACACCTGGATAAAGTCTCTCTGCAACTCTCATCGTCATCAATACACAACGACAATCCAACCCTTATCGACTCTCAGCTCGCAGCTACTTTACATGAGGAAAATACAATGAAATGGGCACAAATTCTTGCAGCACTGAAAAGCAAATTGGCATCGTTGAAACTGTCCGAACCTATCGCAAAGCAACTCATTGCACTCGCAGAATCTTTGTTGAAAACAACCGACGACGAGGCGAAGGCGAAGGCTCTTGCCGCCTCAATTGAAAGCTCAGCTGTTCAACTTTCTGAGGCTGACCTTGGCACGTCTACGACTATCCAGCTCGATACCTCGGAGCTTGAAAAAATTCTCAAGGATTCCCAGTCGCCTCCCGGTGATGTGAAAGCATTGTCTGAGAATGATGTTTCCCGAATTCTGGAAAATCATCTCAAGGCCCAAGCGGATGCCCAGGATAATCAGGCTCGAAAATTGGCAGCAAACATCAAGGTGTTTGATACCGCCGTTCAGGCAGCTGAGGGGCTGGAAGATTCTGATCGAAAATCGCTGTCAGAGGCGCACGATCTGATTACAGCTGAAATGACTGAGGATCAGATTAAACGCTTCGCTGAACGTGAAATCACCAATGCGCAAAAGCTGATCGCAGAGCGCAAGCTGCATGCGATGGGCGCCACCGTTCAAGGTCCGGCTGGCGTTGTTCAGTTGTCACACTATGCCGGCGCGGAGTCCCAGCAGCTGCAAGCGATGCAGCATGAACAACTTAAGAAAACCAGCAAGTACCGGAACGGTGATTTGCGACTTTCGGAAACGCTGCACCCATTTGTCGAGGATACACTTGCGCTGTTTGACACGATTAATGCGCAGAAAATCCACCATGCTGTTCGGAGTTTGGCAGATGGCCAGACGAATATCAGCGATACTGATTTGCCTGTCGGTTATCAGCGCGAAGTGATTCGCGAGGCGCTGTCCGATCTGAATATTCTGATGATCGTATCTGCTACCACGGATCCGACTGCAACCGCGACCACTCAGATTCCATACGAGCTGCGTGATGTGGATTCTGTGTTGAATGACGGGATTGTTCCTGAGCGTGGTCCGATTCATAAAGCTGGTGTTACTCAGGCCATGGATCTGGCTTACATCAACGCGATGAAAATTGCGATTGATGTGTCTAACGAGGTGATGCACTTCACGCGGACTTCCGGGATCAACTGGGATGCCTGGGCACGCAACATTGCCAGTGCGGCACGTTTGATGCGTGAACTGCTTCAGCGCCGTATTGCGAACATGCTGCAACGCCAGGCGGACGCCTTTAATGCCGTCGATGTCTCGAACGAATCGATTCAGGCCCAGGTGGATGGATCTGGCGGGATTGTTAAAACAACGCAGTTCCCGATCGTCGAACCTCACCAGGTGCGCGATCTGCAGGGGAATGCTGTTGGCACTGCACAAAATGCCATTGTGGTTCGCGTTAATGGTGCGACCATTCCGGCCTACGATGGATCAGGAACGCAGTCGGCTGGAACGTATTACCAGATCGTCAATCACAACCTGGGTTACATTCAGTTTGTTGATGAAAACGGTGCTGCAGCGACGCCGAACCATAGCTCCGGCAACACTGATATCAGCTACAGCTATGCAACAAACATCCTGAAGGTGGATGCAGATTTGCCGGCGGATACCAAGCTTGAAACGCATCTCAATAAGTTGCTGCAGGCGTTCGGTACTGTCAAAGCGACGATGAGCTCACAACGCTTCGTGAAGCCTGACTTCTCGTTGATGAGTGCGTCGCTGCACAACGAAATCACCAATGCGGAGCTGTTCTCGGCCAACGCCAAGCGCAATGACGCGGATATTAATTCGCAAGGTGATTTGGGTCCGGTCAAAGGTATTCCCGGCTATGAAACGAACGCTCCGAATATCCACCTTGGTGATGAGCGGATCATTCTCGGCCAGCGCGGGGTTGCCAGTTACACCATCGCCAAGCCCTGGTCGATGGGTGACATGGTGGAAGCCCGTAACAGCAATGGCCAGCTGATCGGTGCCAAGGAATGCTATGGCGAGGAGTACAACGCCTTGCATGTCCCGGCGCCGCTTCGTAACCGCTTTATGTCAGTTCTCTGGTACTCGGCGACGAATCGATAACAACAACGGCAGTTCTCCTGGTATTGGCCCGCCTACGGGCGGGCAATTTTTCTCAGAAAGGTGACATATGAAAAAACGCGTTGTGACGAATAATACTCCCAACCCGAAACACATCGGCCCTTATACGCTTTACCCTGGTCAGTCTCGCGAAGTCGAGGAATGCTATCTGGGGATTGTCACGGTGCCTGCAGGCGAAATTGCCGATCAGCCAGCGTCTGACGAGTGGCTTGATGGGTTTGTGAGCCAGAAGCAGGATGATGAAATCGAGCAACTGTCTGCTTTGACGGACGAACAGTTTGCCCGGGTGCTGGAATACTACAGCGAAAACGATCCACCCAAAAAGCTGGCCCCCAAACTTGTTGAGGAGCTCGATAGCCGTGGTGAGGATTTCAAGCTGTATCAGTATGCCCGTGAAATTGCGGGTTACAGTGATGAAGACCTGCAGGCGGCGCTATTGTCAGAAGCGGATAACGACGCGCACTTGCAGCTGCTTCAGATCGAACTTTCAGCGCGCAGTGAATAGGAGCGATCGTCTGTGGGTGAGCCCTCCACAAACCACCTGGAACAGTCTCTCGACGGTCTGTCTGAAGCTGTAAAAGCTCAGACCGTCGAACTGCGTGCGCTCAGGGTGGATGTCACTCAAACAAGAGTGGCGATGGAGTACTTGCAAAAAGAAAGTGATTCGCATGCGCGTAATATTCGAACGCTGTTTGAGAAGGTCAATGCGGGTCAAATTCAAAGCGCGCAAATCAAACCTGGTATGGACAATCTAAAAACAATGCTGTTGATGTTGTGGGGACTTTTAGCACCGCTCATCGGTTACGCAGCGAAAGCATTCTTTGGGTAATCCTATGCCTGAATCCATGACTCTGACAGCGTTAACTCAGGATTTGAAGCTGGCGCTGAAGGACAGCACGAAAGTGTTTGATGACACTGAGTCGTCGGAGCAAAAGCAAAACTATCGGCGGCTCATCAAAACTGCGATTGCGGATATGTCCAGGATTGTTCCGTGCATACGCCAGGGCACGTTGGAGCTTATCGCTGACGAACAGTTTTATGATGCTCCGGCCGGAATCTTGATTATAAAGGCCTCGCACTGGGGGCTCCCAGAACGCGAACGGCTGCAGCCATGGCAGCCGGGCTACCCTCGATCATTGCCTGTCGCTGTTCTTGAGCAGTCAGAGACCACCAAAATTCGTTTATCTCCCGCACCTACCGCCAGTCAAATTGCCAACCTGGGGAGCCGGTATCCGTATTCCTATGCTTGCCAGCATTCCTGGGCCGACGATGGTACTACATCGCTTCCCGAGCAATACAGAGAGTCCTTATTGCTGCGTGCTTTGGCTGAGGCCATGCGAACGATCGCAATTGCGAAAGTATCACGCAATACGTCGGTTAAAACCTCTGTGGGTGGCGTTCGTCAAGGCGAGCCATCGGTGCTGTATATGGAATTGATGAAAGAGTGGAGGGCAACCGGGTGACCGTGCGGCTTGTTCATAACGTCAAGGATGTGTTGCGTAAAATGCGAGCGACACCCAAAGAGGTGTTGGCTCACGTCGACCCAGTGCTCGCGCGGGGCGCCCAGAAGATTGCCCGCAGTGCGAAGTCTGGCGCCCCCAAGGCTTTTTCAACGCTGACCAATTCGATACGTGCTGAAAAGCTGTCCGAGCTTGTGCACCAGATCGTTGCCGGTACCAACTATGCTCGAGCTGTTGAGGAAGGGACGGGCCCGGGTGTCTTTCCCTCTATTCAAAGTATCCGTGACTGGATGCAAGTGAAAGGTATCTCTGGTGATGCTGGAGCCATAGCCAAGTCCATTGCGAAAAAGGGCACGCCTGCAAAGCCCTACATGGGCCCCTCTTATGACGAGCATATACCCAAGATCAATCGGGGCGTGGTCGCCGCGGTTCGTCGCGGAATGGCGGAGGCAGTGCGATGAGTGTTGACCTGGCTACGCGTCTTGAATTGTTGGTTTCAGAGCTGGAATCCATGTATCCGAATCGACGGGTATCCACCGACGCATATCTGGTTAACGAACCGAAAATTGAGGAGCTTCGCCGAGGTTTGTACTCAGTTGTCAGCACGACCGGGCGTGATTATCGCTCCACGATTACACGTGCAGTGGACACCGGCAAGCATGGCGTGATGATCATCGGACGCTTTGAACTAAGCAAACATGCGACTGGGTCGGATGTGCAAGATGAAGAACTCCGGATGCTGTCTGAAATTAAAGCGTTGCTGAATAGATCTGATTTGCCAGAAGAGTTAACGGGAGGCGAGCTCATCTCCTGGAGCCAGTCGGCGCAAGTTGAAGTCCCAGCCGGCTGGATTGTCTTTCAATTAACGTTTTTAGAGGCCTGAAGATGAAAGTATGCAGTGGTTTTACGATGGCGCATGCGCTAGCCCTGGTTTTGACTTTGGGTATCTGGGGTAATGCGGCGGGTGTGGCCACCATTGCGCCGACTAAAACCGTGCAAATGCAGGCGAGTGGCAATGACTGGGTGCAAGTTGTACAGAGTGACACGGACCCGGTGATTACTCTTGCAGGTTCGGCAACGGTTACGTTGACCGAGGGGGCGAGTTATTCAGACCCTGGTGCGACTTGCAACGATGCTGAAGACGGTGCGATCTCGATTGGCGCGTTGTCCTATAGCCCGACATTGAACCTGAATTTGGCAGGCACCTATGTCGGCACAGCGACGTGTACTGACAGTGATGGCAATACCGTGACAGCGACCCGGACGGTTTATGTGAATTCGGCAGCAGGACAGGACGTACTGGCGTTTACAAATGCAAACCTCTCCGGCGGTATTGATATTGATCAGGTTTTTTGGGCGGGTATGCCTGACGTCAACGGCGACGGCTGTATAGACGTGTTTATCGGCTCGCACCAAGATTCTATTGATTCGGCTATGTACATTCAGGACAACTCCGGCGGCACTTGTCAGGGCACGTTTACCTATTTCGCAGATGCTGATAATTACTCCCAAGCATCCCCCACGACACCGCGCATCACGTCGCGCTATGTCTGGGGTAACTGGTATGGACATCCGGAAGGATTCTGGTCGTTTTATGGTGCTGATGTCGATGGGTCGGCATCGGCGCGTTACGTGCTCGATCCCACTTACACAACAGTGGGCGGCAATCCGGATTATTTAGCAAAATCTACAGGCTGTTTTGGAGCCCGCCCGAAATGCTTGGTTGCAGATATAGATGGCGGCGGCGATTTTGAAATGGTCAGTCGGCTCTATGCATCACCATATAACACTGGGTATGTTGTCGATATCGATACGGGCGCGACGATTTATGCACCGACCAGCGGGAGCGGCACATTCTCAGACGGTTTGACTGTTGCCGACTTTGATAATGACGGCTATCCGGAAATTCTACACGCGCAAGAAGGCGGGCACTTTGATTTCAATGCTGGCAATTCGACCCTAAATTGGGTAGCAGGATCTATCCCGACGCAGCCCGCTCAGCAGTCAGATAAGCATAATGTCATGCTCGACTATGACTCAGATGGCGACCTCGACTTTTTCCTGTATGACGGGATCTATAACCAAAGCGGGACTGGCGACCCATATTTCTTTCGCAACAACGGTGATGGCACGTTTACTGACGTAACGAGTACCGCGCTATCGGGCATCACGCTCAGCAACACCGCATACCACACCACATATTCAAACTCTGTCGTCGCTGACATTAATCTCGACGGCTATCCCGACATATTATTTGGCGCGCAGACTTACGACACGATTGTCACGTTCCTGATTAACAACGGCGACGGAACGTTCACAGAGGACGCGTCGATTGATCTGACGCCTGTGAACTTTGGAGCGGACTCTCGACGACCGTGGATAAACGCGGCAGATTTCAACAATGATGGGTTGATCGACATAGTTCACAACGGTGCGAGAAGCGGAAACACGGCAGAGGGTCAGTTATGGCGGAACACTACATCGACCGTTAATCATTGGCTGCGCGTTCGCGCTCGTGGCGAGGGTGATAACACAGATGGCCTGCATACACGGCTGACGTTTTTTGAGCCTGGGACTAGCAACGTCATCACGTATTACCATGTCGGCGTCTTCTCAGCCGGTTATCAGAATCTAATTACGCATGCGGGGCTGGGTAGCAATGCAACCGTCGATGTTCGCGCAGAATTCCCGCACGGTGGCCCGACCTGTAATTTCTCCGGCGTATCAGCAGATCAGGACATTATCGTATATCGCTCATGCGACTATGAGACATACACGCCAGGCTCTGCGATTCCATTAACGTACACGCCTCCTGCTGCGGCTGTGAATACAACGCTCACGCTCACGGCAGATAGTGGTATTACTCCGACAGCGACAGAGCAAGTAACATTTGCTGTTCCGTTTGCAGAGGGTGATGTGCTCAATACAGACGAAATCAAGGTCAGTATCGGCGGATCAGAAGTGGCTGTTGCAGTTGAGGAGATTGTGAGTTATCAGGGTAGTAAGACAGGCATTCGCTCTGCTCGAATTCAGATCCCATCTGTCGATATGACAGGCGGCGATGTTGTGGTGACAGTCACCGATGAAGGCTCAAGTGTTTCTCGTGCATCGTTCACCGATCAAAGCGCAGAGTTTGCAACGGCATCAAGCACAAAATCGTCTATGCCATTCAAGCGAATTTGGGCCAAGCATAATCTTGCATACGTAGCAGGAACTGGCTTGATCCCCCCTTATGCGACTGGTGCTGATCTAGATTCCTCTTATGCAACTTATGCCGAGCACCAGTTTGATACGTGGGCGGAGCCTTTCAACTACAGCACATCTACGCAGGCAAACTGGCTGTTCGATCGTGCCGGTGCGATATACAAAAAATACCTTCAGTTTGGCGACACTAAATATCTGAAAGAGGCATTCCTTGCTTTCCGATATTACATCTCAAATATCCAGTTGACTGGGACCGTGGCGGGGGGTCGCGGCGGCTGGATTGGGGACACAATAGACGACAAATACGCCTACGCTGAAACTGTCTTGGTTCACTATGCCCTGACGGGCGATGATACGTGGTTACCCGGAGGAGACAGTGTAAATGCTGTTGTAATAGACATGG